GGTGCCGCTGGTGATCAGGCCGTCAAAGCCACGGATGGCCCAGCCGGTGGTGGTGCCGAGATCAAGCGCGAGGATGGTGCGATGGTCCTGTGCTGGCGGCATGGGCGTTTTCGGGGTTGCGCCGAGATTGGCGTCGGCGAGAGTCGTATCAGCCATGAGTGGTCTCCTCTTCTGGTTGGCTGCTCGGGTGGAAGACGACGGCGGTTGATGCTTGGCGGTACCGGCCGCCGTCGTCGGATGGATGGATTGGTGGCGAGGGTGGCTCATGGGTCGAGCTCCTTGAGCCAATTGGGCTTGGGGGAACCCTGTGAACCTTGATTTCGAGGTTCACACCGAGGTTCACACTCACATGCCTCTGATATCGTTGACGTTTGTGAACCTTGTGAACCTTGTGAACCTATTCCGGGCCCATCCCTATCGTGCGCGTGCGCACGTGCCCGCGTATGTGAAGGGGTGGAAAAAGGTTCACAAGGTTCACAAGGTTCACATTTGCCAGCAGGATCAGTGGGTTGGAAGTGTGAACCTCGGTTTTGAAGGTTCACACCACCCCCCAAAGGTTCACACTCCTTTTCGCCCTCAGGTTGATCTGACGAATTCTGCGTCTCTTTGAACAGTTCAAGTTTCCACTTTGCAGCCCTCCGATACGTTCCCGCTGACCGCAGCCGGACGCTCGCGTGGCCGACATTGAAGATGCGATCACGCATCTTTGTGAGCGACATTCCAAACGCCGTTTTCTGAGCGCGCTCGGTATGACCAGATATTGGCGGCCCCGGATCGCAGAACGTGGCGACATCGAAGAGATCTGCGGAGGCCACATCCGCGGTCCCAAACCGATCCCACCAGGCGGCAATGAAGGCACTCCATCCTGCGCCTTCGCTGTCAGAGGCCGCCATCATGTCCTCGAGGTTGGTCAGAAACCCGGGAATGCCAGCCGTCGCCAGCACGCCCCCAATCACCTGCGCCCAGTTCTCGTAGGAGCCGATGGTCTTTGTGGCACGCGGCTTGCCAGCGGCAATCCACGCCTGGCAGAGCGTCAGGCAGGCCGCCACGATGCGTGCGCGATTGGCGCGGATCCAGACCATAAGATCTGGGTGGCGGAAGCCGCCGCGCTGCCATGGACGTTCAACATTGGCATCGAGCCGGATGCGCACAAGGCGGCGGGCCATCTCGTTGGAGAACTCGGGGTTGTTGCCGGTCGCGATCCAGAGGCAGCGGATTGGCAGACGGGTCATTTCCGAGACCCCAAGCACGCGGTCCTCCCAGAAGGGCGCGGTCAGCGCGGCCGCGACGGCCGAGCTGTCGAGCTTGGCACGCAAGTTGTCGATCAGGATCATCGAGGGGATCTGGCGCAGCTTGGCGGTGACGCGCTTGCGCCATTCCTCGTCATCGCGCCCCTCGGTCATGACGCTGGCCCCAGTGCCGGTCAGGATGGTGGCCACGGCATCAACCATCAGCGTCGCGCCGGTGCCTGGTGTGGGCTTCTCGATCAGGTGCAGCGGCGTCGGACCATCTACCATGCCGCGCAGAAAGCCGAGCAGCAGCAGGGCGACAACATGGGCGCGTTCTGCCTCGCCGGTGAATGGGAAGTCCCCAAACAGGTCTTCGCAGATCAATTCGCGCGCAGCGGTAATTTCAGCCTCACTGGGCCGTTTTGGGATATCCGGCACGGTAAAGCCTGGTGCGGGCACATAGAGCAGCCGCGCGTCCGGGTGATAGCCCGGCATGGTGATCAGCGTGCCACTGCGGCCAAAGACTGGCGTGTTGACGATGCCTGTGAGCACCGGCAGAGCTGGGTCGGGCGTGGCCAGCACGGATTTGACCGTGGCAACCGGCGGCGGCGCTGGCAGCAATTCTCCCTTGGCGTTTTCGCGCACCCACCGGGCGAGGCGTGCCAGCATGTGGCGCAGGCGTTCCTCGTTCAGCATTGTAGCGACAGGGCGGCCTTCGTCGTCCGGCACCACCCATGTGGGCTGGCCCGCAAAGCGATAAACCCAAGGCTTGCGGTTCGAGGCCATGATGACGCTCCAGACCTGCGCAACCGCGCGGCCAAGGTCGCCCTCATCGGCGCGCAGGACGGGGATCTCGTTGCCAGTGCCCTGGTAGTTCAGAGGCCGGTGCTGACCAATTTGCAGCACGGCATCGGCATCGACTTCTTGCTCGGTTGCCTCGATCAAACGCGCCACGGCCGACGAACCGGCCTGCAGCAACATGTCGTTAAAGTCCTCGCCCTCCTCGGGCGGTAGCGCGATGGCGACGTCTCGGCCTTGTGCACGAAGCCTGCGAGCGCTGGCCTCAGCGGCACGCAATCCCGCACCGGATGCATCGTGATCGGCCAAGATCAGCACGCGCTGCCCGGCCGGGGGTAGTTCCACCTGCTCAAGCCCGGAGGTGGAGAGCGTCGCCCAGACCGGCAGGTCGGGACAGGCCGTCATGACCGCGAGACCGGTTTCGATGCCTTCGCAAAGCGCAACCCGCCCATCTTTGCCAATCGGCGCAAGGCGCACGGCCCCGCCTGCGATCCGACCCAGCATCATCTTGGGCTTGGCGATCGGGGCCTTGCGCACCTCGTTCGCGTCCTGAACGAGGTAAGTACGGTGCAACCCGATCACATCACCGCTGCGATCGCGCACCTGGCCAAGAAGCGCTGGATAGCCGCTCTTTGTCTCCCAATGCGTCAGATCGGGATGAAACAGCAGGTCACTTGCATCCGGCAGCGCAAGGCCGCGGGCCTGCAGATACGCCGCGGCAGGGGTTTCGATGATGGGGACGGCCTTGGACAGGATATAAGCGATATCCTGCGACGCGTCGCGCTTTGGCGCGGGTTTGGCTGCAGGGGCCTGGCGCAACGGGGCTCCGGGTTGCACGCCTGCTATCTCCGCCGACTCAACGATCAGTTCGCGCCCGGTCAGACAGGTGGACGCCTCAATGGCACTGATAGGCCCGCCACCCTCGTTGCCGTCAAAGTCAATCCAGTCCCCGGCATGCGGCCCGCGCAGGGTGATGACGCAGGAGCCGGTATTGCGCGGTGCATCACCGCGGATATTGGCCAGCCGCCATTCATCACCGACGCGCTTGCCGTTCGGGAACAGCCGCGGCACCCAGTACTCGGCCGTCTCGCGCAGACGCTGGACGATCAGGTCCAGATCATAGCGATCAGCTTGGGGCCGCAAGGGCATGACGTCGTTGAGATCGATCACCACCGCACTCATTGGAATGCCCCCGGAGGAACAACGCCGGCAAACCAGCTGCGGTCGCTCCGGATTGCGGTGAATGCAAAACCTGGGCCCCAATGCGCGTGGCTCGGAACAATCCAAAGGTCCTCGCGCGGATCGTAAAACGCGCCGTGCTTCTCGCCAAAACACCCTTCGAGGTAGCGATCGATGGGTATCTCTCGCAAGGCCTGTTCAAGTCGGCGCAATTCTTCGACGGAGGTACCGGTTCGCCTAGCCATGGCTTGCAGGCTCGCCTCTTGTTCTGCAGGCGAGCGCGGATCGCGTGACGGCTTTTGCATTTGAAACACTCCTTTCATGACAGGATTAGGAGGCCGCGCTCGGCCCGGGTAATGGCGGTGTAGAGCCAGCGTTTGCGGTCTTCAGCGGTGTGCCCGAAGCCGTCATCCACGACGATTACGGTGGGGTACTGGCTTCCCTGCGCCTTGTGGCAGGTGATCGCGTAGCCCCAGCTGGACTGGATGAGCCCGCGGCAGGCCATCCATTCGCGGCGATGGCGGTCGGGATCGAAGCGCACATGGTCATCGAATTCCCCGCGCCAGAAATCCTGCGCCCCCGAGATGCAGGTGCCGTCCTCGGTCCGCACGGTCGCACGGAAGGCCCTGTCATTGCGGGGGTGCGCCTGCACGTCTGACAGATGCAGGAACATGCCGTTGATCAGACCCAGATCGTGGCGATTGCGCAGGCAGATGATCTTTTCGCCCGCGCCTGCGGGATAATCAGCGTCGAACCCGGCGGCGCCCTTCATCGCTGTGTTGAGCCGCCGACGGGCGGCATGCGTGCCGCAGATCACCTGACCACCGTGCAGCATTTGCGCCGGACTCACCTCGTGGCGCGACATCTTCCAGACCTGATCATCAAAGGCACCAAAGGGGATGTCCTGTCCCTGTCGCGCCATGGTCGCGAGCCGCAGGATCGGGCTATCAGCAGCCTGCCGGTGCACCTCGGTAAGCATCACATCCGGCACAGCTTCGGTGAAAAACCCCGTGCCGTTCACGGGCGGCAACTGGCCGGGATCGCCGAGCACCAGGATCGGCTTGCCAAAAGCCAAGAGGTCATGCGCCATGTCCTCCCCCACCATCGAGACCTCGTCGAGCACCAGCAGGTCGGCGTCGCGCAGGGCGGATTGCGGGTTCAGCACGAAGCGCGGCTCATGGATATGATCGAGCCTGAACTTTAGCTGACTGATCTGGGTCTCGGAAAATCTGCGTTCGGCTAGCCCCATCCGCGGTAGGTCGCGCTCCAGCGACGACAGATCTTCGGTCACCCGTGCAATCTCCTCAGGCGACGCATCGGAATTACGATAAATCAGGCTGTGGATCGTCTGGGCCGGAGTGCCTTTCTGCATCATCACGTGAACGGCCTTGCCAGTGAAAGCCGCAAAGATCACGCCGCCCAGACCGCCGGGTGTCATGGGTCGCAGTCCGAGCGCCTCGATCGCCATGGCGGTGATGGTGGTCTTGCCGACCCCTGCATACCCAAACGCCCGAAACACCTGCTGCTCATGCGTGCGATGCTGATACCAGTCGCGGATGGCGGCTATGGCGCGCGTTTGCGCGTCCGAGAGGATCACGCTCATGGCTGCCCCTCCGACCAGCAGCGCGCGCCGAAGGGGCAGAAGCGGCAGAGGTAAAAATCGGCATGGGCGGCAACGCGGGGCAGAAGATCGCCTGCATCCGCGGCACGCAATACGTCCACCCCCTTGTCTGAGAGCGCCTGTGCAGCGGCCGCATCAAAGGGCACATGCTCGTGGTAAAGCTCGCAGGTGTCCTTGTTCAGCGCGGTGAACAGCGCGGCTTCCAGCTCCATATAGGCCATGTAGATCTGCATCTGCGCGAAATAGACCGGCTTCGACGCCCGCACGCCCTTCTTGGCCGTGTCGTTCCAACTCGACGCCTTCAGCGCCTTGTGCTCCCAAAGCACCGGCCAGGGAATTTCAAGATTGGGGCCGCCAACGATGATGCCATCGACATGACCACGGATGCGGCCACCTGCAGTCTCAAAGCCGAACTGCCCGCCATCGCGCTTTTCAGTACGCAGATCAAACCCCGCCGCACGCAGCCAGCGGATGGCCAGATCCTCAAAGACATGGCCTGCCTCGAAGATGCGCAGGGTGCGGCCTTCAAACTCTTTCCCCGGATCCACCGGCGTCTTGGTGAATTCGTAGACGAGGCGGCGCGCGCAGGGTTCACCAATGCGGCTGGCACCAAGGTAGTCCCGCGGGCGTTGGCTATCACGCTCCGTAACAAGGGCCTTATCGATATGGGCATTGATCCGCGCCCCGAGGGGCTGGGGATCCATAGCCGCACGTCCGTAGACGCAGCTGGATTTATGGTTCAGGTCAAGCATACTCATCTCCGGGTCAAAAAGGGACATCGCCCGCATCGGACTGGCGTTGCATCGAGGCCTGAAACCCGTCCACGCAGGCCTCGATCACGCTGTCGATGTCAGCGGCCGGACGATCAAAGAAAGGCTCCATCAGCCCCATCTCCGTCAGCGCCTCGGCCAGGTCGCGGCGCGCCTCACGGATCGCGCGGGTTTCCATGTCGGTCTTGTCGATCATTCCGTGGTTCCTTTTTGCGTTGGCCGAGCCCGCCGTGAGGCAGGCCATCGAGCAGAAGCGGTGATGGGGATGGCGGTCCCATCGCAGCAGGTGGCAATAGCCGAAGCCCCTGGCTTCCCTGCCGCAGAGCGCGCAGGGAACGCGGCGGGCGAGGTCGGCGCGGCTCACCCCATGAGCAGGGCGTCCAGCTTTTCCCGTTCCGCTGGATCGGGTCCTTGAGTCCGCCGCTGCGAGGCCAGCACGATGAAGCGGCTGATCGCGTTTGTTGCCATGCATTCGAGATCCTTTCGCGTGAGGGTGGCGATGGGGCGGTCGAGCCGCCCCCGCGCTTCCAGCCAACGCCCCATTGCGAGGGCCGCTTGCGTGGTGACATGCGCCTGCCAGTCATCCGGGCTCATGGGTTCAGCCAGGCTGGGCCACCAGCGGATTTGGCGGCGTCAGCAGGTGGCGCAGGTTGAGCACTGGGCTGGGCTGCGGGTGCCGACCATGCAGGCGTCGCGGGCGTACTGGCGGGCTGCGATTGCCCCCAGGCAGGTGCCGCTGACACCGGCGCGGCTGCTGCCGGGCGTGGGCGGTTCGACGGCTGCGCCGGGACCACCTCGCCTGCCATGACCCTTTGCCATTCCGGCGCGGTGGGCAGGACCACATGGTCGAGTTTGTTGGCATCCTTGTACGCCGGGTTGCGGTTCGGCTCGACCTGGATCTTGGCGACAAAGGTGATGCCGTCGAGATCGGCGAGGCCCCGCAGCACGCGCTTGGCCTTCGCAGCCTCGCTCATGTCCTCGGGGTTCAGCCCAAGGGCGCTATCGATCATCGCCCGGAACTGGCTCTTGGAGATTTTCCAGCCGATCGACTGGCCTTGCTCATCAAGCTTACCGCCCTGGACCGTAAAATTCTGCCAGAACTTGCGCCGGGCAAATGTTCCCTCTGCCACAGTAAATTCGGCATCGACCATCCGGACGTCGCTGCCGGGCTGGTTGGACGACTTGAGCAGGCCCCGATCAACCTCGCTCATGCCGTCCACGCCGCCCTTGCGGATGGACATTGTCACCTTGGCAAATGTGCCGTCGGGGATCAGATCGCCGGATTGCTGCGGCGCGACGTCGTTCATATCGAAAGTCATGGGAATTATCCTTTCTGGGTTTGATTGATTTTGGTGAGAAGCGCGCCGAGATCGGCGGGCTCGGTCAGGTCAAGGCGGCCTGAGCGGTCTTTGGCTGGCAGGCGCCAGGGATTGCCGGAACGACAGACAAGACGCCGGACCTCTCCTTTGTCGGGATCATGGCGCCAGGTGCTCGCCCCATCTGCACCCGCTTCCTGCGTGAACAGATCAAGGGTCAGGACCTGATCGACGATGCCGGGCAATTCGCGTGCGACCTTGCCACCCTCCAGCTGCGGCTGGAACGTCGCCCGGTTCATGTCGTCGACGACCTTCTCGAGAATGCCGACGAAGATGACGGTCCGCCCTGGCGCGTGCTGCAGATGCTTCAGCAGGCCGATCACCTCGCGCGCCAACAAGCCATACGCGCCGCGCGTGTCGGGTTTGCCGGTCCGCTCCGAAAGCGCTTCGGGTCGGGCCTTGGCCCAGGCCATAGCCTGTCGGGTCAAATCAGTGATGCTGTCGACGAAGACAATCCGCTTGCTGTCAAGCCGCGTGGCCAGCTCGGGGTAGAGGCCACGCAGATGCGTGTAATGCGCCTCCGAGAAATGCTCATCTGGTTGAGCTGCCGGGTTTGCACCCCCAATCAGGCAGGCGATGTCGACGGCATCGGCGAAACGACGAATGGGCAGGCTGTCGCCGCGCCAGTCCTGAACAGATTTCAGACCAGCTTCGAGGTCGAGGCAAACCGTATCCTTCTCGGGCATGGTCTTGACGAGGGTCGTCTTGCCCGACCCACTCGGCCCAAACAGTGCGATGGTGGTTTTGCCTTGCGCCTCCTGCAGGCGCTCGTCAGCGGAGAAAATACGCAAGCTCATGCACCCTCTCCCATCTCGAGCGTGACCTTCAGCGTGCCGGTCTTGACCGTGCGCGCAGGCTCGAAGCCGTCGCGCCAGGCTCCGGGCAGCGCACCGTATTTGCGCTCCGAGACGGTCAGCTTGGTGTCGATGAACTCGGCGGGGTCTTCGCCGCTGTCAGCGATGTTCGCTGCAATCTGCGCCAGTTTTTCCTGGTCCCAGTCGACGCGCTTGGGCAAATCGGCCACGACGGTGTAATCACCATCAACCAGCCGAACGGTGCCGGTATCCTTGCCGCAGGCCCGGCGCGCCTCAGCCGCGCGGGTGGCGTAGCGCACTTCAAGGGCGGTGCTGAACCGCGCGGTGGCGGATTTCAACTGTTTGGTGGCGTGGTCAAGTTCGCCTTGCAGAGCGGCGAGCAGTTCCACCGGCATCTGCGCCAGATCGCCAGTCGGCATGTTGAGCATGTCATTCACGCTTGGGGTGTTTTGGGGATAGGTCATGGGGGTTCCTTTTTTTGGGGGATGGGTCAGGCGGCGACAGCAGCCAGTTGCGTGACGGCTTCGGCTGAACTGCGCGTCTTGGGGCGCGCGATCGCGAGATAGGAAAACAGGTCCGGACCGAGGCGTTCCTGGACGAGGTGGACAAGGCCTTGGGCCTCTGTCCAAAACGCCCGTGTTCCCAACAGGCGCAGTTCGTTGCGCTCGTTGTCACCAAGCTTGGAAAGCCCTGGGAAGGTATCGAGCACCAGAAACCCGCGATGGTATTCCAGACGGTCACCGGGCATGGCTTGTGCCACCCAGGCGCAGAACTGGATTTCCGTCAGCGGACCCTTCGGCCGGATCGTGGTGATGGTTGCAGTGGTCATGTTGCTGGCCTCCTCGCCCTGCTTCTACTCACGCGATCTCAAAACCGTCCCAGCAGGGGCTGAGACCGAAAGCGGTGAGTACCGGGCGAAGGGCGGAGATCCGGCGATAGAGGGTGGCCCGCTTGAGGTCCCCGTGTGCGACCAGATCAGACACAGTGAGCC